GTTACACAAAAGGCAATGGAGCAGGAACTCTGGGATGGAGCCATCCGCAAGGGTGAGAGCCACGCAAATAAAGCACTTAGTGATGCTACAGCTACACTAGTTAATGGAACAACTGCACTATCCGTCGCCCGTGCTCTTGCACTGCTTGATTACACGATGGCTGATGTATCACCTTGCGGTGAAAACGGCGTCATTCATATGACAAAGGACGCGGCAGGTCTTCTTGCTGCAAACTACATGATCTTCCATAACGAGGCGTTAGGGCACCTTCAGACAATCACCGGAACAAAGATTATCGTTGGTTCGGGATACTCTGGAAACGGACCTGATGGCCAAACTGGCGCAACAGCGTCGGCAGGAAACAAATGGATGTACGGCACTGGTACCACCAAGACCTTTATCGGTGATATTGATGTCGTAAATGACAATCTAGCACAAGGCTATGACGTGTCGGGCAATGCAAACAGCCTACGTATTAAGGCAATCCGCCCAGCGGCGGTTTACTTTGACACGACTGTTCACCTCGCAGTCAGAGTTGATCTAACGGCATAGAATAAACCCTAGCCGCCGAAAGCAAACAAGGAGAAAAATAAACAATGGCAACTCAAGAATACGCCGCGAGTATTCAGGGTGTGTCAATTCGAGTAACTCGACTTGATGCATCTGGAAATCTCCTAAACGGCGCGGGCGATAGCTATACCACATCAGGATTCCTTCGCCTTTCGTTCACGCCTGAATATGAAGAAGGCGATGAAATGACAGAAAAGTCAGCAGACGGCACCGTCTGTGTGACGTACAAAGCTCCAGATACGCTAAAGCGTATCACAATGGAACTTGCAATCTGTGAACCAGATCCAGAACTTACTCAATTGATCTCCGGTGGTCTCTTGCTTCGCAAGAACTACGGAACGTATGCTTCACCAGACCGCAAGTCAATCGGTTGGGCATCTCCAGCATCTGGTGATGATCCTGCCGGTAACGGTGTTGCAATTGAGACCTGGTCATTTGCTATCATTGATGGCAAGAAGGCTGCAAGCCGTCCATACTTCCACTGGGTATTCCCATACGCACGTCTTCGCCAAAGCGGTGACCGCGTAATTGAAAACGGAATGCTTGCAACAACGTTTGAAGGTTACGGCCTTGGAAACTCAAGCTTCTCAGATGGTCTAGATGACCGTTGGGAGTTCCCAACTGCTACAGAGCGCCCATACTCATATGCTCGCGCAACATGGGCACCAACTGGCAAGAAGGGCTTCTATACATGGCACGGAGATCTTGCTGCTACAGTGAATAACGTTGCTCGTTCAAGCTCAACGGCTACACTTACCACCTCAGCAGCTCATAACTTCGAAGCAGGAGACGAGGTCGTAGTTGCAGGTCTTACAACTTCAGCTCTAAATGGTACATACACCATTGCGACTGTTCCAACAACAACAACGTTTACCTACACAACCTCAACAAGCGGCACCATTGCATCCACCGCGGATTCTGGAACTGCTGATGTTGCTGCCAACGGTCGTGCGGTAACCGACTTTAGCTCACAGGGCTCAACCACTGCGTATAACGTACCTGGTAATGAGAACTACAATGCTGATAACGCGACTGACTTTATCATCGCGTCAACAGAGGATCCAACCTCCTAGTAAGAACAAGAGAGCGACATGCCAATGTGTAACCACCTACACAGGCATGTCGCTCCTCTTCATATAAAGACGAGTAGACGGGATTAACGAGTGTCAAATCTTTGGGTAACGGTTGATGAACTCGATGAGTACTCCGACGACGAATACGCCTACGACGCGGTAAAGGTCGCATCTCAACTTCTTTGGGCCATGAGTGGCCGTAAGTTTAATGGAATTACAACTGTAACAGAGCGCTATGTTTGCGCGTCACGCGCGTATCGTTTAGGTGCGTCATCACGTAATTATACGCCAGAGCTTGTTGGCGGAGACGTATATAACATTCCTTTTGACGAATTTGACGACTACGCGGAAATTACCACCGACGGTATGTCACCATCCACGCGTCTACGCCTACGCGGAAGACCAGTAGTACGCATTCACTCAGTTCGCGATAGAGCTGGAAATATAGTAGACCCAGCAAACTACTACCTTGTAGATCACTCAACAATTCAAGCCAAAGCTGGAACTTCCTGGGCACCATGCAACATTGAAGTAACATACTCATACGGAGCTCCGCCGCCCGCGTCAGGTAAGGCTGCTGCTCGTGTATTGGCAAAAGAATTTATTAAACTTTGGACAGGTGACGACGAGTGTATGCTTCCACAGCGTGTAACGTCTGTCTCAAGACAAGGTGTCAACTACACAATATTAGATAACCAGGACTTTATTCAAGAGATGAGAACTGGTCTTTACGTTGTTGACCTTTTCTTAAAGTCTGCAAATCCAGACGGCGCTCGCACTAAAGCACGCGTGTTTAGTCCAGACGTTCCACGCGCTCGCAGAACTGTGCCAAAGCCTTTGCCACTTGGGCAAAGTGTTCTTGACATGTATGTCACTGGAAATGACGGCGGAGTATTAGACGTTAACCTTGACTACATCAACGCAGGGTTTCTTGCAAGCAACAACGACTGGGTACCTATTCTTAAGATCGCAAACTACACAGGAACTAAGACAAAGGAACTTGCCACAGGAGCTGTTCAATTAAATGATCCAATTGTTAATGATGTGACAAGAAACGTGACCTTTAAGCAACTAACTGACGGAATTGTGACAATAACAACGTCAGCAGCTCATGGATTTGTTGAAGGTGATCTTGTTACTGTTGCTGGAATTAACTCAACGTTTAACGGAAGCTACTACATAGTAGATGTTCCTTCTTCTACTACGTTTACCTACGCGCGTCAAGGCTATGACGACGTTGCCTACGGAGCAGATACAGGGACTGCTACTGTAACAAATGAGTCACGTGACACAATAACGTTGACAGTTTCATACGATGATGCGTATGCGTACATTGGATTTGTTGACCCAGGAACGTGGGATTTGTATGCGTCACGTCCAGATCCTTTAGACGAAAATGCTACAGAAACTGTGTACATTGCCTCAGGTAATCTCGCGCTTCGCCTTGGTAGAGAAGTAATTCCGACCTACACATTGGGAGAGTAAACGTGGGAAGACTAATAGACGTATCGACAGTAGATCCAAGAGCATTAAACTTAAAAACACTTCTTGACAAGGTACTTGAAAAAGTTATTGAGGTTTATGAGGAATACAACGTTCCTTTGCCCGACAGACGTTTTTGGACAATGGGTGAACCTGCAATTGACTGTGAGCAGGCTGTTGTTTCATTTATTCAGGTCTATCTAGGCCGTCCTGGAGACGAGGCAAGTGAGCCGCAAAGGTGTCAGATGCCTCGCTCTGCGGTGCTTACTATCTCAATATCAAGAGAGATTCCAGTAGTTGGAGTAAACGGAAGAGCGCCAACTGGCGAAAAGATTCAAGAAGCTTCAGAGATTGCGGCAGTAGACGCGTGGATGTTTATGGAGCTTATTAACAAGTTAGATCAATGGAAGGAATCAGAGGGAGATTTTGGTCTTGGTGTAATTGCAACTGCGGACTCTACAGGTTTTGATGGTGGGTTTCAAACAACGGCAATGCAACTTACGATAGCGGTTCCATAATGCCGTTATTTGGAATTATTCAAGATAGTCCAATAATCTATTTTGGACAAAGAATAGCAAGACGAAATAGAAGAGCTGGTCGCATACGTCAGTATAACTCGGTGTTCGGTGGGCGAGGACGTGGAGCAACGCGTATAAGCCTATCGTTTTCTGGAATTGTGTTTCGTCGCCCTGTTCTTGATAAGTTCTTAAATAGTCCTACTGGCCCTGTAGGAAGGTATCTTTATGGACGTGGTCTTCGCGTTCTTATTGCCGCGCGCTCGCAGGTCGGTGTAAAGACAGGCAAATTAAAAGCATCTCTTCACATGGAGCATAGCCGTAGAGGACCTGGGCAGCAGGTGAGGATTGGCTCGCCGCTAAACTACGCACTACTGCACCACGAGGGTTCACGCCCGCACATAATCGTTCCACGTCGAGCAGAGACACTTCGTTTCTCGTCAAGAGGAAGAATCGTCTACACTCGCGTTGTTAGGCACCCAGGAACTAAGCCTAATAAATACCTCGCGGACAACCTTTATTTGATAAGATAAGAGAATTAAGACAACTGTCTTAATAAAGACACTAACGTAATACGGAGGAAGAAAGATATGGCAAAGTTCAAGGACTTTGGTTCAGGGACGCAGACTGGAGAAAAAGAGCCAGTCACATTTATGCTTCACGGCGAAACATTTAATTGCCGTCCAGAGCTGCAAGGTAAGGTGCTTCTAGATTTAGTTGCTCGCTCAAGTGGAGACGATCCAGCAGATGCAGCAAGGACAATCAGCGATTTCTTTAAGAGTGTTCTTGCCGATGAAAGCTATAAGAGATTCGATGTACTTCTTACAGATCCAGACAAGATTGTGTCCGTTGACACACTTGGACAAATCAGCGCTTGGTTAGTCGAGGTATACACAGCGCGCCCTACCGAGGGGCTAGAAGTCTCCTCCACTGGTGCGTAGATCTCTGGCCCTATGTTAATGGAAAGGCTATCGTGAACGG